ATATCATAACTAGTTTCCCAATTCAGCAAATATCTGATAAAAAGAAATCTGACAAATGGAGAAAAGCTTGTGTTGACTGGTGTGATAATAGATGTTCTTATGAAAATTCAGAGATAAGACTTTCTGTTGCTCATAAAAAAATCAATTATGATCTTCTTGATGGCAAAATTCATCTTGAAGATATGGAAGAAATGCTTAATCCAGAAGGTCTTGATGTTTCTTACATTCCAGATAATATTCAACATTATCCTATAATGAACGCTGCTTTGGCAGTTTTAGGTGGTGAGGAGCTTGCAAGAGTAACTGATTATAGAGTTGTAATCACTAATCCTTTGGCTATTTCAGAAATTGAAAGAAAGAAAAAGGAAGAGATTAAAAAGAAAATACAAGATATTGTTGAAAATACAGAGTTGTCAGATGAAGAAGCTGGAAAGCAAGCTGAAGAATTACAGAACTATTATAACTATGATTATCAAGATGCTAGAGAAACAAGAGCCAATTGTTTTCTAAATCATTATTGGAGAGAGCAAAATTTTCCTATCATTTTCCAAAAAGGTTTTAAGGATTTAAAAGCTGTAGCTGAAGAAGTTTACAGATGTTGCATTAGAGGTGGTGAGCCTATTCTTGAAAGACTTGATCCAATGAAACTTAGAGTTATTAGATCTGGCACTTCTCCAAGAATTGAAGATGCAGATATACTTGTTTATGAAGATTACTGGAGTCCTTCAAAGATTATAGAAGCTTTTTCTGATGGAAGTGAAGATGGATTAACAGAAGCTGATATTAGAAAGTTGATGAAACTTGATTCTACAAACAGTGGTGTTTATACTAATGATGATGGTTTTGTAGATGAAACTGCTACTCCAATGGCAGAATTTCTTTCATTTAAAGAAAGTATTGATATTGAGGAAGGTTCAAGAGCATTATCACCTTATGATGGAAATGGTAATATTAAAGTGTTAGAGTGCTATTGGAAATCTTTAAGAAAGATCAAACAAGTTAAATCTTATAATCTTGAAACAGGACAAGAAGAATTTAATTTCTATACTGAAGATTATGTTATTGATGAAGATAGGGGTGAGGAAGAAACTATATTCTGGGTTAATGAAGCTTGGCATGGTGTTAAAATTGGCAAGGATATTTACATAAAAATGGGACCATGTGAGATTCAATATTCAAGAATGAGCAATCCTTCAGCTTGTCATTTTGGAATAATTGGAACTATATATAATCATAATGACAATGAGCCATTTAGCCTTGTTGATATGATGAAGCCATATAACTATTCTTATGATATTATTAAGAACAGACTTGATGCAGTAAATAATCATAATCTTGGTAAGCTTGTAAAACTTGATTTTGCCTTTAAGCCAGAGGGAATGACTGTTGAAGATGTTATTAGAACTGCTAAACAAAGTGGTGTATGGTTAGTAAATTCATTCAATGAAGCAGGAGAAGGTGGTCATGCTAACCTTTTAGCTGGTGCATTAAATACAAATACAAATGGTGTTGTTGATGCAGAGTTGGGTAATTCAATTCAATATCTTACTCAGTATCTTGGATATATAAAGAATGAAATGCAGTCTGTTATTGGTATGACACCACAAAGATTAGGTGAAGTACAAAACAGAGAAACTGTTGGTGGTGTTGAAAGAGCTACATTACAATCTTCACATTCAACAGAATATTGGTTTGCATTACATGAAGATACAATTAAGAGAACTATTGAATGTTGGCTTGAAACTGCAAAGGTTGCATCAAAAGGAAAATCATTGAAATTCCAATATATATTGCCTGGATTCTCAACTAAGATGATAGAGATTGATGGTGATGAATTTGCAGAATGTGATTATGGTCTTGTTTGTGAATCTTCAAGGAATGTAGATAAGCTTAATCAGAGTATTGATATGTTTGTTCAAGCTGGTATGCAGAATGGTCTTATTAACTTTAGCAATGCTCTTAAACTTAAATCAACAATGTCTATTTCTGATAAGTATAAGATTATTGAAAGAGCAGAACAATTGCAACAGCAGCAAGCACAAGAACAAGCACAACAGCAACAGCAACTTGAACAACAGAAATTACAAGCAGAGCAACAAGCAAAGATGCAAGAGCTACAAATGAAAGATATGCTCAACAAACGTGATAATGATACCAAAGTGCTTATAAGTCAAATAAATAGTGAGGCCGAAAAAGCTAGGCTTGCTCTCATGAATAGAGATTATGACATGAATGGTGTTAGAGATGATGAAGAAAATGAGCAAACAAAAAAAGAGTTTGAGCTTAAAGAAAAAGATTTGAAATTTAAACAAGATTTAGAGAAGCTTAAACTTGAGTTTGAGAAAAGGAAACATGAAGATGATGTAAGGCTCAAAGAAAAACAGATTGCTAAACAATCTCAGAAGTCAGCAACTAAAAAGTGATTGAGTTATGGAAATGAATGTTTCTAAAGGTCAGTTTGACAGAACCACCAAACTGCTTGAACAGAAGATTAGAGAAAATAGTAATAATCTTATTGATAGACTTCATGCTGAAACTGAAGCTTTCATAGAACAACTTAAACAAACCAGTTTGGATATTGATGATTTAAGACAACAAATAATAGATGCTGGAGGAGAAACTGAAGATATAGAAGAAAGATTAACAAATCTTGTAACTTCTTTTGAAAATTATAGAGCTAATATGTCAAGAATTGATGCTGCATTTGATGCAAATGGTCAGTTTGACGGTTCTAAAATACAACCACTTACAGTTGATACTGCTGCATTATCCGTTGGGCAAAGAAGTCAGCAATTAACTCTTAGTGGAATAAAATTTGAAGTTGCAAATTATGATATAAATGGTAATCAATTTATAGAGCAGGGTTCAAGTACATATGAAACAGGTAGAGGTAAATTAAAATATAATGCTGGACAATTATTTCATTATGGATTTGGAACAGAAACTAATGGACCTAAAGTATATTCAATAGCTGCAAGCTCATTGATAATGTCAACAACAGATTTATATTATATATATGCTAAACTTCCAAAAAGTGAAAGTAATACAGCATTAATAAGTATAGATACTAGACAAATAACTGTTGAAGGTAAAAATAATGGAACAATAATAGATAATAATAATTATTATATTCAGTTAGGTTATATAAGCATAGAATTATCATCTTCAAATGGCATATATAAAAAATCACGTAAGGTTGATATGACTTATGGTCAAACAACTATAAATGGAAGGCTTATAACTACTGGTAGAATAGAAGGTAATGGTACTTATTTTGATTTAGATCAAGGTGAAATTGGTGGAACAATAAATTTTACAGAAAATAATACATCTTCTTTATTAAATTTTTTAAAAACATCAAAAACTCAAATATTATATAGTGATTCAAATCAAGCTCCACAGCCAGTATCTCATACAAGTGGTGGTACAACTTATTACACAATAGATACTACAGGTTGGCAATCAGATACAACTGGTCTTACAAATGCTTTTTATATTACAATTTATTATGAAGAAGAATTAGTAAATAGTGTTAGAAGATATACATTAATAAATGTTTCAGAACCAACAAAATATGTAGGGGATATAATTCAAGAAACAGATATTTATTTTATATCAAACAAAAAAGAAGGTGGTAGGCAAGGCGGAACTATTATGGCTGATAATTTTACAACATCAACAAATTATAATAATGCGTTGTACTATTATGTAAGAAAAAATAATTCTCCAATACCAAGCGGATGTTATTCATATACAAAAAATAATGTAGAATATATATGTAATTATGGTGATGCAAGACAACAAGGTCTTGCATATGAATATGATAGTAATTTGGTAAGTAATATATATGATGATGATGAAAATTATCTAAATAAGTGGAATTTGCAATTATGTAAACCTTCAATAGATTATTTTGTTGTATTAAAAGGAAGGTTGCAATATAAAATGGATGATAATAATAATATAATTATATATGAAATATACGATGTAAAAGTTGATTTAAGTGCAACAACAAATGCAATAGCATTAAAAGGAAATACAACAATAGCTGGTGGTCTTATTTTATCACAAAAAATATTATGTGGTAGTGGATCAGCAACAGCAGGAATGTGTGGTATTGCTCCATATTCTTTTTTTGCTGGATCATCAACCCTCAATGATAGTTTGCCTGTTTATATTAAAAATACTGGAGCTGCAAAATTTGGAAAATTATTAATAGACACAGATGGCACAATATCATCAATAAATACAATTGGTAATACAACAAGAAAAGTATTTAAAATTGATGGAACTACTGGAAATTCTAATATTGGTGAAATTAATATTAATGGATCTAGCGGAATAGTTTCTTTTGAAAAATCTCCATTATCAATAAATTCAGATGAATATGATTTTAGTAATGCGTA